CTTCTTTGTCCTCGGTCCGGCAAAGGATCTCGGACGCGGTCGAAAATACGTTCGACGTCGGCTCAAATAACCAGTAAAGAGTCACTGGAATTTTACCGCCTTTATTAAGGTATTCGTGAAATTCGATCGCTTTTTTCTCCGGCTTCTGTGAGTCGTCCGGATACCCTGTCACCCAACCGTCCACGATCGTTTCCAGGCCCTTAAATTTCGTCTCATAATGACCACGCCAGGCGTCCGACCGGACGTATGTCCTGGCTTCGTATACGTCCTTAAACCAGTCCGGCGCGCTGTCGCCGTCTTCGGTCCAGGCGTCATACTCGCCAAATTTCACAACCTCTTTTGCTCCGTCCTCATATTTCACCAGGACGGACGGCCTCTCGCGATCGACTTCCGCGCAACCGTTGCAGATCCGCTTTCCGGACCATTCGCAATATTGCAGGTCGTCTTCGCTGACTTCTTCGTCGCAACCGTCGCACTTCACCTTAACCGGCTCGGCCGGCTTCTCCGGCTTTGCGTCCTGGTCCAAGTGCTTTACTTTTTTGTTTTTTAGATCCTTAATTTCCTGCGTCGATACCAGGATCAAATTTCCTTCCGGCCTCAATTGCGACTGGTGCTTTGACGTGCTGACTGAATATTTGTCTTTATTCGCATACCACTTTCCGTTTACAAACGCATAGATCGGAAAATGATAACCATACGAATAAACCTTATACGCTCCGGACTCGTCGATCTCCGCGAACGTATGCGATCCCTTAAATTCACGCTGTCCGTTTACTGCAAACCTGGCGTCCTTATTACTTACTCTGATTTTTTTCATTTTAGCACCCTGCCTTTCTACCGGCCGGATCGTTCCGGCCGGCGCTGTGTTAAATTTAGTCTAACCTCGATCCGGCGTATGCTGTTATGCCATACTTCTGCAAAACTTTTGCAAAGGCTTCGGCATATGCTTCCTTCCTGGCCACGCTCTGATTAAATTCTCCAACCCATATTTCGACGCAATGTTTATACGTTTCGCGATCACCGTATCCGATCGCCACGATCCATTTACCGAACGCCTCGCGCGACGGAATGTCGATCCAAGCAAAACCACAAGCGCCCTCGTTTATCAACCAGGACTGGCTTCCGTTATACGGCTTATCGTCCAGGCCGACTTCGGAGACTATGATCGGATTAGGCGTCGATCCCTGGCCGGCCAGTAATCCGGCCTTGCGCGCTTCGTCATAGATCGCTTGAAACTCTTTATTGCCGGACGCCTTCTCTGCCTGGCGTCTCTTGCGCTCGTCCTTGATCGCTTCCTGCTGATCTCTTAATTCCTTCCAGGCCTGGCGATCGGCTTCGTCAACCAGTGAATATCCGGTCTTCTCGGCCCTGGCCCTTAACACGTCCAATTTCGCCTCGATAGATTTTAAGGTGATCTTTTTTTCCTTAATAACCGAAATCTTAATATTTGATCTGTTGTTTTTTTCATACACTACGTTGTCTTTTTCCAACTCCGCGCTAATATCAACCGCGACGCCTCGGCCGGCTTCGTAACTTTCCAGGACCTTCGAGATCTTGTCCAGGCCGTCGATCTGCTTTTTTGCGATCGCTTCCAATTCCTTCGATCCGTCGTCTTTTGCGCTATCGTCTACAAAAACAAATTGCTCCCAGGTCGATCCGTCCAACTCCACGAATACGACTTTGCCGTAACCATTCTGCAAGGCAAACTTTTTCCAGTCGTTGCACGTTCCGACTGCTGACGAAAACTCGGACTTGTATTCGCGCTGATCGACCGGTGTTTCCTTCTTTCCGTAGATCGCTCTTTTTACCGTCAATGTCTTTGTCATTTTTTCTTCTCCTTTTTTTGTTTCGGTTTACTGTCCCTCTCTTATCCTCATTATAAGTATATCATAGGTATATGTCTTTGTCAAGGGTATGTAAAGGATTTATATAGTATCCGGCAACCGGCCAAGATCCGGACCTGGTCCGGCCGGCCTGGTAGATCCGGCGCTATATATAGGTAAGGTGTTTATAAAGGGACGGTAAAGGCTTGATAATATGGGCCGTAGATCGCAGGAAACCAGGATCTCCGGATCGGATAGGATCTTGAAATAGGGCCAGGCCAGGGCCAGGATAAGGCCAGGCGCGCAGGCGCGCACCGGTTAGGGTATCGGGCAGGCTTTACGATCCAGGGCCAAAACAGGGCCTGGGACGCGGTTTTAGATCTCCGGAAACCGGCCGGATCTGCTCAAATACGGATTTTTAATGTAAATGACTCGGAAATGTATCGCTACAATGGCCCAGGACGAACGATCTCCGGCCTGGCCAGGCTCTGACACGTCCGGTTTTAGGCTTGCGCCAGGACCGCGCGCCGGCTTACCGGATCTTGACGCGCAGGATCTCGCAGTCGAAACCGTCAAAGGTTTTAGATCTTAAAATTTCTTCGATCGGAAGAAAACGCTGATAAAATTCGCTGTGGAAACTCTCCGGCAGGACTTCAAATTGCAGGATCTCGGTCTTGATCACGTTTAATAAAAGAGTGTAGAGGCCTCGCAGATCAAACACCGAAAGCGCGGATCGGCTCAAAAATCCGCAGGCCTCGGTTGTCCGGTCGTCTCTCTTGATCAATGTTAGGATCGCGTCATAACATTTTTCGTCTTTCCGGAAACCGTAAATCATAATGACGTCGTTTTTATTTGACGCGCGCCATTCCATTATTCCTTTATTATCATTAACACTACTTCAACAAGCAGGAATATAGCAACAAATTTCAAAATCAAAATATGTAACAAAAAAGTATTACAGTATGAGGCAACCATTCTCTTATTATTTTTGTCCTTCCAGGATCTGACCGAACGCGCCCATTAAGGCCTGTTCAACCAGGACAACGGTTTTCATATTCGTATTTTCATAAGTTAAGACGTTTTCAACAACCTCGTCACCTTCGACACGAAACGTTACAGTCATTTTCACTTTCTTAACGTCCGGCATTGTGTCCCCTTTCGCTTAACTCATACTGTAATACTCTGTTTTATTTCTTTGGCTTTTTATCTCCGCAGGCCTTGTCGCCTCGGATCGCTTCTTCCATAGGCGCATATGTTTTTTGCTTCCCTTCGTAAAGGCTATAACAGATCGCGGACGCCTGGGCCTGGTCCTTGCCTTCTCCGATCAACTCCGGAATACAACGACTCATAAATTCCTGCTCTGTCTCGCTTCCTCTCGGTTCGGGCATATTATTCTCCTTGTTAAAAAAGAGGGTAAGGCAAAGTTAAACTCGTCCGACCGGCTCTGCGCCATTTTGTGATCGTGAGTGTCTTCAAGGACCTCGCCTTACCACACTTTTATTTTTTTACTCTACTCAAAACTTCGCTGATCGCTTTTAATGTTTCGTCTATTGTCAATGACGCAACCCTGGAAACGATCGAGGCGTCGATCTTCTGACTTGACGTATCTGCGATCTTCTGCACTTTTAATATTATATCCTCGCGCCACGTTTCGTCCTTCTTTTTCTTTTTTCCAAATAACCCCATTATGTCCCCCTTTCGATCTACGGAATAGGATTAACCGTTGTGATCGTCCGATATTTTCCTTTGCTCATTAAAACCCATTCAAACGTCGGAGTCGGCGGTTGCGTATTCGCGTCGCCGGCATAAATTTTATCCGAGTCGTTGAAATAATACGGTTTTACGTGCGCACAACCGGATAATATCGGCAGTGACGACAGTAAGAATATCACTGTCATTATTCGCCAACGCTTTATCACGTTTAACATAGCATACCTCTAATTCCTTATAGACTTTGTCGATCTCGGCGTATAACTGCCTGCGTGGATTTAGAAACCACGCAAGCAGTGTCGACGTGATCCCGACAATTCCTGTGATTAACGCTAACATATATTCTTTCTCCGACTTATTTCGCCGGTGGCGTAATTAACCCCTTAACCGTATCGTATCCTAACACGGACACGCCGGCGGTGGCCAATGCTGTGATAATCGCTTGCTGAATAGTATTGACGTCTAAATCAACGCCAATTGCTTTTCCGATCGCAACTAATCCAACTGCGACTGCAAACGCAACAACAGGACACCATTTCGTCGGGAGTTTTATTGCTCTTAATCCCCAAACGACCAACGGAATTATTACCACTGATAAAATTGTATACCAATTCATTTTTCTCTCCTTTTTTTATTTTCGTTAGGATCACTCTATAACAAACACCATACAACTTTCAACCATAGCCTCACCACCTTTCTTGTTATGGCGTTTCTGATTTTTTCATTCTGACTATATTCACAAATTCAAAGCAGTTATTTTTATGCGCCTGGAATGTCTGCTTTAATTCCGGAAAATAGTCTGCTCCCTTTTCAAAAAGCGCTTCCATTTGCTGTAACGAGGCAACTATATATGACAGCGTATGAATGTCGATCTCAACAATAATATTTTTATCATTTCCATTCATTATTTTACCCCTGGTCCTGCGCCGGAATGAAAGATCCAGTGCGTAAATTTTGTTAGCGCCAGGGCCAGGGCAGTTACTATACCGATACTACCGGCAGTAATCTTTACCCAAAATATATTTTTATCAATATTGTCCAAGAGTGTTTTATTTTCTGCGCACCTTGCTCCGGCAAAATTCATTTTTGCTTCAACGATCGAGCATATACTTCCTTGACATTTTTCAGTATGCTCCGTCACCGTTTTGATCAACTCTTTATGCGAGGCCAAAACTTCTTTATTCAAATCAGTCATTTGTCGGATCGAATTAGCAATATTTTCCATTGCTGACGCCGATTTTACCTGCACGTCGATCATTGCTAATAATTCTTCTTTTGTAATCTCTGACATTATAATCCACCTTCCGTAATCATTTTTGTATTCGATAGCCTTCGTCCGCAGGCACGCATATATATATCTGCTCGCACTGATCAGTTAATGCTACAAATTTATGTTGCACGTCCGGAGATATTGCTACGCACTGTCCAACCTCAACAATTCTATATCCACCGTCTTCAAAATATACTGCTGATCTTCCTTTAATTTGTATTACATATTCCTGTATTCCTGCGTGACTATGATCCGGCATTTCGTGTCCTTGCTTTTCATATTTAGCAACGCCTATTTGATAATGTTTTTCCTCTGTGAACGTCTGCAACAATACGTCTTTCGCTTGTATCACTGCGTCGTTGATCCTCTTAAAATCTCCAATGGCCAGTAACGCATTGACAGTATTCAGTTTCATTCCTATTTTATTTATTTCTTTTAGTAGCACGTCGCTCACCCCTTTCTCAAATTTTTATTTCTACCGGAGTCTTCTCTGCATTTTTTTCTTTTGAGTGTTTATCGCAGTCCGGACATTCCTTTTTATCATAAGGATTAAATCCGTCCGGTAACACCGGCAACGGCGCACCGATCGCCTTTATCTGTCCACGTAATCCACCTGTCATTTGATCGAACGCTTCAATAACTGTCTTCGGCTCATAATCACAACATTTATTATTATGAGAACATTCCCATTGATAACCGTTAGGCTCAATGTCAAAAAAATAACTATTAGGCCTATGACATTCCGGAGTATCACAAACTTTATTCCGCAGGTTTACGTGACAGTCATATCCTAATTGCTCCGGACTCGTTCCGGACCACAAGGCCAGGGCCGGCTTCTGAAACACTGCTGATCCGTGCAATAGGAAACTATCAATAACGATCATTGCCGTTGCATACTGGGAGAGCGCGATCACGGCCCTGGTCGGATAAAATATTCTGTCGCAACAACCAGGAATATAAACGTTTTCGTGCGCCACAACTCCAACCTTAAATCCCATTGTATTTAATTCGTCTACGATTTTAACCTGCAACTGCTCCGGTAAAGATCGACGATACATTGCATTGCGCGCAATGATCCTATTTTTTTCGTCTTTCCCTTCCGGTATTTTTCCACCTTCAAATTGACAAAGGACAAAAGGCCGATCAAAAAGTTTAACAAAATTTTCGGCCAGTTTATTTTCCATTTCAGTAAAAAACATTTCCGGATACACGCTGTCGCACTCTATGTTAAGCATTTCGCACCAACACTGGACGAAATGTCTTGATTTATATGTATAGTCATAATGCTGATACGGTTCAACATTGAGGACCGCCGACTTCCTGTTTTTGATAAAGTCTTCGTAAAAATAAACAGGGTTCGCTAACGAATACACCCGATAAATATTTGGATTTTTCAAAAAGATCTCCGGCACTCCACACATCACCACGATTTTTTTATCCGGATATGCTTTTTTCAAATTCCGCACGACTGCTGTCGCCATAATATTCCTGCCAATTCCACCATTGACAACCAGGACCAGGACCTCTGCTTCCTCTGCTACTTTCTTATTCATATTCAACATTTTTTCTTTCTCCTTTTTTTCTTACCGATATGCTACCGCTAAATAATTTATTTCTCCTGCCGGATCGAGGACGACTTCATTTCCAACAATATCTCTCATTGACGAAAATAGTCTTATATCTGCATTGCACGCGCTTCCGACAAATAGACAGCACGGAGTGCAGGTATAACACGTCCTTACGATACAACATTTATAATTAACAACCTGCACTGAACTACCGCTAACACTGGCCAGGGCGCAGGTATAACCGGAAATATATCCGTCCGAGGCATAAGCGCTTAATCTAAATCCGAGGACTCTCGTCTGATAACTTGCAAATTGTTTTGTCGCTGTCCAACAACCTGTCGCTTGCCAGGCCGAATAAAAATCTCCGCTCTTTGATATTCCACCGCCGAATAATCCGGCTACGTCCGCGTTCGCACGTGACGTCTGCGCTGTTATTCTTGCTAAAACTGTCCCATAGGCGCAATTCGTTATGGCGCTACTTAAAACAACAAGATCTGCCCTTCCATAATCTGCAAAATCTACATAAACGTCTTGCGACGCGCTTGCGCTTCTATTTGTCCCTGGACTTATCGCGCTTATAGATCCACCAAACCGTCCGGACACATAAGCAACACCGCAACACGACTGATCAATAGTATACGGCGTGCAACAAATTACGGTAATATAACCGCCTGTCTGAAATGGCGAGGCCACATAATGCCGACCACGTTCATTGATCGTAACTTCCCATTGTCCCATTGCTCCCAGGGCCACCGTATGACAAAGTTTATATGTCTGTTTAATCGCGCCGATCGTATCGTGAGGCGATAACCATTCATAACAGGCCCTGGTCCAACTTCCTGCACCAACTTGACGATATGCGATCTCATAACAAATACACGCATAGCAGATCGGATCGGGCGCAACCTGGTGACACCATACTTGAACGCAAGCGCCTACCTGGACTTGACAAACACCGCTTCCAGTGCAACGAGACGTCCCGAAAGGAACGTCAAAATATTGTTCAATTCTTGTGCCACCGGTAATAACTAATTTTGCGCGAACGTCAAAGGACCAACCGAAATTCCCCGATCCAAAATCATAATATTGAAGATTATCAGAATAAACGCACCACTCCTGGGACGACTCCGGCCGGCCCGAATTATAAGACTGTAAGCGCTTGATCCCTAAAATTACTTCCGGCTTACTGCTCCATTTAGAAAGACAAACTTTTTGACCGGCCGTAGCAACTCCGGCGCAAAGTCTTGTTGCATAAGGAGTCGATCCATATGGCGTATTAAATACCAGGCCACCGCTATCGAGTGAAGAATAATACTCCGGTGCTTCGGGATTATAAAGACGTAAATTTCCTTGTGATAATTCGACTGTCTTCCGGCCCTGCATATCGTAAGATCTTAAACCAAAACTATCCATTTCAACGCGGAATGGATCGTTAGACGTTTTTATCAATGCGCCTATGATCTCTCCGGATCTGATCGTTCCCAGGTCTGCGGAGATCGCGGACAACTGGGCCACGTCAATATTATTTGCCACGACTGCTTTTGTGGCGATCTTCTCTGTTGTAATCGCTCCGGCTCTTAATTTAGGAGTGCTTATTGCTTCGTCGTCAATATTTGTGGATAGGATCGCATTAAGGCCTATGTCTTGTGACTCAATATCTAATCTCTCGGCCGAGACTATATTTGAAAATGCTCCGCGTCCAAAACGATCTACGGCGCAAATTCTATAATATGTCATTTGATAAGGAACTTCGGCCACAAAATTTGTTGCCTTGATCCGCGCATATAAGCGCTCGTCCTCTTGACGCTCTACTCCGAAAAATACAGGCTCTGTATTCTGCCATATTTCATATTCCACTATGTCTGCGTCATTTACCGGTAGCCAGGATAAAAAGACCTTTTGAAACAATGTAACAGCGAAAAGTGACGGTGCGTTAGGCCTGGGATTTACAGGCTCTATTGACGTCCCTTCTGACGATACGATCCCCTGCTGATTATACGCTCGAATATAATAAGTGACACCCTGGCGTGCTGTCGGCCGGACGATAATAAACTTACTCGCGTCTCCGCGCCATACCAGGCCCTCGGTATCAGATAACCAACTAAAATTATTTGTCCGGATCTCATATCCGACAATGTCTGCTTCGGGATTTTTGTCCCAAGTCAATGAAATCTCGTCCGTAAAAGTATATTGAAAATTAACAACCTTGCTCGGTGCTGTCGTGATCCCTTGAATTGAGATCGTCTGTTGCGGACTGGTAGCGATAGGATTTTTTTCTCCGCTCTCCGTAACTGAAACAACCGCGACTCTATATAATACCCCGACACTTACCATTTCCGCGATCGTCATATACTCGCGGTCCGTTGATCCAACCATATTCCAGGACGCGCCTTCATTATCAGATAGCCATATTTCGTAACGCGTTGCCTGCTTAATATATTTTGCGGTAACTGGCGCTATTTGAAATGATACCTGGATCTTATTTTCATAATTTCCGGAAGGTAACTTATTATGCGCTTCTTCAAGTTTAAGATTTTGCACCTTTGGAATGTCCAGGATAAGGTGACTATATTTATCCTGCGGAATGATAATCACTGACGGATCATAAATATCGTCTGTGTATTCAACCGCAGAAAAATCTATGTCCCCTTCTTCTTTTTTACTGATATTCGTTATTCTATATAATTGCGTTCCGGTATTAGCGCCGACCGTGCTTAAACTCCAAAGGTCGTTTTCTTGCGGTATAAAAGAAAAAGGCGTGGCCACGTCAAGGGACGTATACACGCCAGGAATATTTGAAATGTTCCGTGTTTCGAGCGCGTCTGTGATCGCGTTTCGGACTGTAAGTGTATAAGCGCTCCCAGGATCTAAAACAACCGGAGTATCTAACCGGACATTCAAGGTCGAGGAAAATTCTGTGATCCGGCCACCGCTTCCCCAACCAGGCACGTCGTGCTGAAATCCGAAAACGTCATACGGTTGCAATAGGACCGAGTCGAAATAGGCCTTAAAATGAATTACTTTCGTATTATTATTTATTTTATTTAATAAAATACGCGACTCTCTTAACACCTGCGTCAACCTGGTAACTCCATACCATTGAACGGACTGCGTCGAGGCAACTACGTCTCGCAATTCCTGCTCCGAGGACGCGATCTCAACACTTTCGCGCATATAACTTTTATCTTTATTTGTATACTGGGCCGATATAACATTCGGCTTTTTCTTTCCTTGATATTGCAGTGCAAAACTTCCTGCAACGATATTTCCCATATTAAATACGGCCTTCGGAGTCTCCTGTTTTTCAACATTGACTCTGATCACGCCTTCGCTCATATAAATAATTCCACGAAATGATTTTATAATAGATCCGATAACGTCTGTGGCCGGACTTGCGCTGTCCAGGACGCAGTCGAGTCTAAATCGCTTTTCCTTATTTCCCTCGTCATTATTAACCGCTTCCTCGCAATACATAGCAGAGGCAAAGAAAGATCCGGCGTCAACTTTTGACTCCGGAATATAATCGCCCAGGCCATAGCGTTTATTTGTAAGAAGATCGCGTAAACACCAAACAGGGTTCGCGCACCATTGATCAATATATGTCGATCCGTCCCAGTATAAAAGCGCGTCGTTTCCCAGGCGTCTAAAATCTGATCCGTCATAATAATATTGTTCCCAGTCAACAACGTCCGTGCCACCAATGTCAAACGTAACTTTCGGACACCTAACCTTTCGACCGGTAATAATTCCTGTTATATTCGGTATGCTTCCTTGAAGATCCTGGAAGGCCAGGACTCTAATCCCAGTCAATGCGACTGTCGGATAACTTAATTGTTCGGTCGTAATTTCGTCGATCGAGACAAGCGTTACCTCTCCTAAATGGACAGGATTTTCTCCTTCGTCTTGATCGTCCGAAACTTTTGTGATTATAACTTCATACTGTCCGGCTTCTAAATATTCCGTCTTGAAATATCTTTTGAAAACTGTCGTGGTCTTTTTATTCGTTTCGATTATTCCGAGCGTCCTAAATGCGCCCTCGCCGACTTTTCGCAACTTAACTTCAACCGCAAAATACCAGGATAAATTATTTCCTGTTATAGCGTCTATTTCGTAAAGTTTATCAATTGATAATTCAACGCGGATCGCTCTGCACGTGCTGATCGTCCCGATCATTTGATACGGTATGCCTTTTAATAGCACCTGCGATACTGGCGTAATAGTATGCAATTCGTCAAAGTGCTGTATTTCTTCCTGCTCTATCTTTCCAGTCCGGACGCTTAACTCCGCGCTTTCGCCATAAGGATCGTTCGGATCTGAATGGAAAAAACTCTCGATCGGGTTTCCACCGATTTTTATATTCGTAATACTCTCGATCTCTCCCTCGCACCAGGCCAGGAGAAGATTTAATGTTTCGTGTTCGCCTTCTTCAATATAGGCATTTATCAATGTCGGCGCTAATGCGTGCCGGCCGTAAACGATCGGAAGGACGTCCCCGATCTTCTGCTTCATTGTCGCGCCGTTCCAGTGATATGTCGGTAATTCGTCCATATCGACTTCGGCGTTCGGAGTCAATGAGGCGTCAATAACCGGAAGGATCTCTGTTACCGGATCATTGATCCCTATTCCGAGTAAACCGTATTCTGTATTGTCTTGTTCTGCCATTTTATATCCTTATCACGTTGATAAACTCTGTGACGCTAATAGTATCAAATAATGCTCCACTTACACCGACACTGTCTCCGAGATCAAAACCGAGTAACACTGCCACAATAATACTTTCAGTCGAAACAATTGTCTCGTATGCAACTGCTTCGACGACATAATAAATATCGAAACTGACGGCTTCTTCGACGACTGTAATGTAATCGACCAATGCACCGTTGACAAACGCGCTGTCGTCGCCAGTAACCTCAACGATCGCAATGATCGTTTCAAGCATAACGTTTTCGTTGACGATAATTGTATCGGATACGTCGACGTAACTTCGTAATTCAAGCGTTGAATAGACTGACTGGACGTTAATCGACTCATAGACAGAGAATGTCCCATAGACTTTATACCAGGCCCAGTCATTCGCAATTCCTGGGTAATCATAAACGGACAGGCCCAGGACTGGATAGAAATTCGTCGCAAATTCTGTAACCGTAATGGTGTCGTATACATTGACAAGTTTAATAAGGACTGCCGATAGATTTTCAACAATTGCAATACTCTCAAATACGTCAATGCTGATAATCGGCCGGACAGTAACTGACTCTGTAATTGTAACGGTATCGAAATTCGACAAATTAGGAACTGATACAAGGACAAATTCGGAAACGGTAATATTTTGCACGGCCGATATTGACAATACGGAGATCTTAACAAATTCATTAACGAATATATCGTCGTCAACAGAGAATGTCCCATAAACTTTATAGGCGACGTATTCATTGACTGTGATAGAGTCGGAAACGGATAGGACCTTAATCGCTTGAAATGCGATCGTGACAAATTCGTCTGCGTGAATAATATCGCTAACCTGGATCGTTCTGTCGATATTGATATAAAGGACGTCCATAGCCTCGATCTGCTCAAAGACCTGGATCGTCCGGATAACATTAAGCGAGGCAAATTCGTTGACGGATATATCCTGGAAGACTTCAACAACGCCGGCCCTATTAACAGATACATATTCGAGGACAGCGATAGGATCAAAGACAATACGTGAGAATGGAATATGGACTTGTATATTTTCTGACGTTGAAACTTTTTCGGAGACAAAGGCCTGGTAATACATAAACACAAAGGCAATATCCCAAGTGAGAATTTCGTCTGACACCGAGCGCGCGAATGGAATATTAACGCTGATATATTCTGATAAGAAAATAATCTCCCAGGATAATCTATTCCAGGGTATATGGACGTCGATAACTTCCTGGGCGAATATTGTCTCATAGACGAGTCTGCTTCCAAACACGTTGACTGCGACAAATTCTTCAATAGGAATTTCCTCGAATACAAGGCGCGATCCGAATACGTTGACAAATATATTTTCTCGGACGTCGACATTATCAAATACGAGGCCTGGGATATTAACAGTAATTCTTTCTCCAACGTCGACAGTATCAAAGACCTGCCGACAACCATAAATATTAACGTCTGCATTTTCTCTGACTGCGATCGTATCCCAGTTTTGGCACGTCCCATAAATATTTCCAAAGGCCCATTCATTAACAAAGATCTGTTGAAACCAGTAAGAATAAAATGGCGTAAAAGTAAGAGATCTGTATTCATTAACATATACTCGATCTCCGAAATTTGCAGGTGTGACGTGCAGTCTATTAAGATATTGCGCGCTTCCGTCTGTGACAATGACAACGTCGGGCGTAATATATAAGTCGTAGTCGTATTGAATTGTGAGGACTTCATTGACTGGTATGTCTTCCCATATCCCATAAATGTTATGCTCCAAGACCATATAGGCAATGTCAATGGCCTGGACGCCGTCAAGCGAATATTCTTCCGGATCAATGACTTCGAGGAAGATCGGATCGAGGCCGGCATAAAAAAATTCTGATACATCAATTTCCTCGATCTTGCTGACTTTATTCGGCGCTTGTGTCCTGGCCGAGACGTCATAATAGAATTGATCTCCGGACGCGATCCCTTCGACGACTCCGGTCGGCCAATTCGATAATTCAACAAGTCTGCACGCTTCAACTTTAATCTCATATGTCCCATATTCGAGGACGCCGGTTGACACAATGACGTCTTTATAGACTGTTGCCTCTGATACTCCGGCGCGGTCCGATACAACGTGCGCGAACATTTGCCATTGCGGATCACCGACTTTTTTGTAATAGCATTTGTAGCAACCGAAATGGTAGATCGCGCGGTTAATTTCTCCAACTTTTTTGAAACCGTATCCTTTAAGGATAAATCGTATGTCAAGACACTTCTCCTGCACGCGGAATACGTTGTATTCGTTGATCTCCGCTTGCGCTTCTATGATCGGATCGTTTTGCCATATAACAAATCGTGAATACATTATTGTCTTTGCGCATTTACGGTATCTTCAACGATCATAAATTCAACCACGTCCAGGCCGATCTCTACTTCTGCGATCGCTAAATCTACCGCGTATGTTATATCCTCGTAAGCCTGGCCTGTTGAAAGGTCCATAGGATCGAGTCCGAATAAAAAATCTGACTCAATGATAATATTGTCCGTTGCTTTTACTTTCAAAGGGACGTTCTGTCGCGCTTCTATCCCATAATGAAAGCGATCACCGCTTGCGATCCCTTCTACTATTCCACCGGTCCAATTTTCTAATTCTACTAACCGGCAGGCCACGATCTTAACTTCGTATTTCGCCTGCGGTAATACTCCACTGCTTACAAAAACGTCTTTATATACTGTCGGCGCTTCTGACGAATTTCTCTCACAAGCAACGTGCGCAAATAAATTCCAGTCCGTTTCTCCATATTTTCGGTAGTAACATTTATAACAACCGAAATGGTGGACGATCCTGTTTTGCTCGCCGATCTTCTTAAATCCGTAACCCTTCAATGAAAACCTAACGTCCAGGAGATCGTCGTTAATTATAAACTGATTAACGTCCGCGCTCTCCACATATCCGGACACATTCTGACTTCTCTGCCAGGTTACGAAACGAGAATACATTATATCCCTCTCAAATACGTCTTCGTCAAAGGCGTCGCCGGAAATGCTCCAAAATGTTTTTGATTTACTAACTCGCGACACCTGTTAAATGTTTTGTTACAAGACTGCTCGCTTCCTGCATAGGCGCACTCGGCGCTCTTAAATGTAAACCGGCAGAATGTCCTCGTCATAACTCTGCGCGGTAACATAATATTTAGGACGTCCAACTCCGAGGCTAATGATAATGTCACTCTTTCTTCTGTAACGCTTGCTTGCTCCACTGTCAAAATATCAGATATGAACGCTGTCGGATCTGCCAAAGTATCTTCCCAAACTTGCGTGATCGTTACCTTGCGCTCGCGCAGGCCCTCGTTGTCGTCCAGGAGCGCTTGCATTTCACGGTTCGCATTTGATAGCGTAATGCTTGCTTTTTGTATCATTCCGGACGCTTCCTCGTTTATACCGCTATGAATTACTGCATAATGCTTATAAAAGACTCCGTCAAACGTTACACCGCCTGGCCAATTAGTCATTCTTAAAAAAGAATTTGCAGTCGGATCGTATAAAATAGAATAGAGATAAATAGGCCTAACTACTGGCGAATTTTTCCCTGTATTAAAAGCGTTTCCAACAATTCTCATTATATAAATACCTCAACTATGTTCACCGAGGCAGAATAAATACCGAACGCAACCCTGGCGATTTTAAGACTATTTTCTTCAAACCGGACGACATAATCTATATTGTCCAATGGATTAACAAAATCAAACGCATTTGCCGGCCCTCTACGTGACACAAAAAACGCCTTGATCTGATCAATTTCGTCTTTCGACCTCGGAGCAAAATTAACTTGAAATCTCTTGCGTGTCCTTCCCCATTTATCCCTGCGCTGTTCTGCTCCATTTTCAAAAACTTCTACCACAACATTCGTGATCGTTTCTTCCTGGAATGGGTAACTCCTTAAAAAATCATTAAAGGCGAGATCCACTGCTGTTTCCAGGCTCACAACTTCCGCAACCGAAATATTAGTTATCGCTATCATAGGTTCTTCGCTCCTGCCGAGTATTGTGTATTCAACTATTGAGACACTGTTATTAACGTCTACGTAAAGTATTTCACGCGCTATATTAAGATATTCTGTTACTGTGATTAACCTGGACGCAAACACTGCGCGCCCGACTGTTAATTCCACAACGTCTTGAATAAATACTGGATCGTATTCTTCAAAATAACAGATAGAAAGACTAAAATAATATTCTGATATATTTATGTCTTCCGATACACTTAAAAAATATATTGCCGGCGCTATATTTACAAATTCATTTACATATAAAGAGTCTGATAATTCGCACTCATTATCTTTATTGCGCTCAACGTCTTCCTGGACCAAAATATCTTCATATGCAAAAACCTGGATAGTATCTTGCTCGATCCCCAGGACAATATCTTCATATGTTATATCGTCGCTAACCTCAATATTTAATACTTCTAAATAAATCTCAACGCTTTCCTCTACCAAAACCGGATCATTGATATAGGCAAAAGACCGGATCTCTCCTATCTCAAAGATCGACACGTCGTCACTGACGCTTATTTCAAGGATCAGATCAAGCGCAATGTCCTCGGTAACAATAAAGTCTTCAAAAACAAATATATCCCAGTCCATATCATTTTACCTTTTTAACAACTCTCCGCGTAATTCCATTGCGTAAAATATCGCTGTTGACGATATTAAGGACCGCGTTCGGATACTGCGCTAAAATCTGTGGTATCATTTTAGGATCAATTAAGTTTACGATCGTCATAGGACTTTCAGATCCGGATTTATTTTCAACTGACGGCACGACTCTTTCTCCCCTATGCAACTGATAGATCCCAGTCGCCGGAACGAAATCAGTGCCTTCCGCAAACGAGGCCCAGGGAGTCATTGTTGATATTAGAGATCCACCGAGTCCACCCTGGATCGTTGTAACTCTACCAGGTTGAAATCCAGTCATATCAATTGTTGATCCTGCTCCACCCTGGACGACTCTATTCATTGAGGCGTTCGCGACACTTTCCTCTGCGCGCGCCTCTTGTTCAAGAGCAGACGTCCTCGATCGAATACTCCCCTCAATTTCCCTACTTCGTTTTAATCTTTCTTCGTCTGATAATTTAGCATTTCCCGCTTGATCCTTTTCTAATTCGGCCAATGTTTTTAGACCGGTTTGGATCTTCGCCCAAAATTCTGCTTCTACCTTCGTGCTTTCCTCGGCTCGTTTTTTTCGTAATGTTATATATTCCTCAACCGAAACTTTTTCTGCTTCTGCCATTGCAACCTTATTATCTAAATCTTTCCGTAATTCAAGATCTATATTAAGTATGCGCTGATTATGACGCATAGTCTCTGCGCCCATTTCATTATTTAACGCACGTAAGGCCCTGGCCTCGGTTACTTCTATCGACTTCTGCTTCTGCGCTTCTCCGGTTAATCGAGCAATAACAAGATCCTCTTGTAACCTTAAAATTCTTTCTTGAATTTCGTTAAGCGTTTCCTCGCCTTCAAGACGGATCTTTATATCTATCGTTGTATCCGTCTGATTTATCTCTTTTAATTTTGCAATGATAATATCTGACGATCCGGTAATCTTTGTTCCGGCGTCCACAATATCTTGTATCCCCTGCTTATATTGATCAGTCCCGATTTTGTTATTTTGATATTCTGTCTGCAATTTTCTATACTGCTCTACCAGGACGTCGATCTGCGCAATTTCTTTTTTCTGCTCTAAATCTTTTGCCTTTAATTTTTCTGTGGCCTCGGCCTGGGCCACGCTATCTTCTTCAAGAGCGATCGTCTGCTCTTTTGTCTTTTCTACCGACGCGGTTTTAGCCTTCATTTCTTCTAAAATACCGGTAGCCATATCATTCGTAACTTGTAGCGCCTGGCCTGCTACCTGTATCTGTTCCTCTGTCGCCGTATTACTTTTTTGTAATGCTATATAGTGATTTTCTTGCTCTTTTATTTGATCTTTTACTGCATTTAATAATTCTACGTCTGCCTTTGATAAATTATTTTTCGCCAGGATTAAATCGTCTATCGCTTTTACCGTGTTGTCATAAACCTGGACCGTTCCTTCAATTGCTCGGTTCATTTCATACCAGGCTTTCTGTCCTTCGTATGCTTCTCCGATCAATTTTCCGACACCTTTAATAATAAAGTCCAGGACCGGATTTAATTTCATATACCATTCCCAAACTCTCTTGATCGCATTGACCATATTTGTCCCAAACTCTATGATCAATTGTTTGTTCGCTCCGACAAAATCCATAGTATTCTGTATCGCCATACCGACAAATTCCACAAACTTCATTATTGCCGGTCCGACAATGGCCAGTCCGTCATTGATCAAACTTTGTAATGCTTTGATATTTTCCTGGTTAGCGCTTACCCATTCTCTAATAAAACCGATCGCTTTTATAATCTGCTCGACCGCCATTTTTAGATACGGAATAAATGGACCGATCGCTTCGATCGTCAAAACGCGAAATGCCTCATTCAACTGCTTCATTTGTTGCGCCACCGACTCCTGTCGCTTCGCATATTCCGTCGACATTTTACCGGACTCGGAGACTATTTCATTATATTTTGTTTGTAATTCGATCTGACTTTTTGTAAGAAGGTTTAGGACATTCTTATTTTCAATTTCCGGAAGGATACGTTTTTTTGCTTCGGCCGATAATGTTTCTAATTTTCCTAAAACGTTAATTAGGCCTTCATTCTTTAAGGAATTATTATCAATTTCAACGCCCTCTGCTTTCAAGAGCGCAATTTTTTCTGCTGACATATTAGACAATGCACCCATAACTTGCACCAGGGCCGTTGTCGCCTGCCTTTGAGGTATTTGCTTTTCTGTTAAAAATGCCGTTACTGCTCCAAGATTTTCAATGTCGACTCCGGCCTGCTGTGCAGACGTTCCGACTCGGCGCATAAACGTTCCCAACTCTCCAATGTCTTTGACTCCGGCTTTTGAGATCGCATAAACTTTTCCGGACACTTCCGCAAACGTTCCGGCCGACGCACCTAATTGTTTCATAATAATATCTGTCGTATTTAATGCCGTAGTCAAACTTGACTGCGTATTAACAGATAGCATTACTGACTGATTTAGGGCCTCTAATTCGTTCCCAACTTCTATCCCTCTATGCGCAATATCGGCCAGGCCTTCTTCTAATTGTGGAAGCGCGACTCCGGACGTGATCGCTAAATTTTTTAATCCGTCCTCAAACTTCGGCAATTCTTTTTCGCGCAACTCGCCTATATCTGACGCAATGTTTAACAGTCCGGTTTCCCATTCTGCAAACATATTGACTGCTTTACTTCCTGCAAAAGCAACGGCAACGGCGATCATTGCCTTCGATAATCCGGCCAGGGCCGACGCGCCTTCTTTGCCAAAAGACGACATTTGTCCCTGCGCCCTCTGTATACCGCTTTGTAACTCGGTAAGATCAGACGTAAATTTTACATTTACTGTATTTTCTGCCATATGTTATTCCTTTTCCTGCAACTATTTTGAAATGACCGTGCGCTTTATTCCAAAATCTCGATATGTTTTCGGCCTCTGCGCTTCCGATACCGGTTTTCCTTGTCTTCCGTCCTGTGCTTCCTTTTTTAACCTGGCCTCGACTGCGATCGCGTTGATCATAATGGCCACGTTAAAATTAAATTGATAAAGTGTCTGTCCGGACAAAACATCATAAGGCAAAAGTCCATATCGTTTTGCCATTGTGTCTACTATAAGGACCATATCGTCGTCCTTTAATAGCAGGCCCAAATTTTTTGTTGCAAGCGCACCGTGCGTCATTATCTTCCGCTTATGGCGTCTAAAAGCGCCGACTGATCTGCTGTCGATAATTCGTGATAGAGTAAATGCGTTTCCACTGTTTCAATATCATATCTCAACGTCATTTTAGGCTCTAACACGCCTTCCTCGATAGTAACCGTTAAAAATTTCTCAAATAGATCCCAGTTTTTCTTTATTTTGTTTGCTTCACCTTTTAGATCCAATTCTCCCTTGTTCAATTGAATAATGAAAGACGCAAACTCGTTCGGGATCGAGGTTATTCCCTCTTTCAAATAATCAAGAGGCGTTAAATGTCTAACCTTTACAACGATACCCGACGGCAATGTTACGACTCTCGCCTTTCCAATGGTTGCTCTAATTTCTTCCAGGCTCATTACTTTTATTTCGTCCATAACCTTCTCCTTTTATTTCGCTGTGCGTCGTAGAGGACAGGCGATTTTACTCGCCTGGCCTCTCGACAAATTACTATTAGACTAACGACGTTGTATCTATAATCGTTCCGTATTCCTCTCCGGCCGGTTTTGCAACGTCGGGCAACACGCGAAAAGTAACCGGAATTAAACTCATTGCGTCTTTGGTGTGAGAAATATCTCCCGACTCCATAACAACTGCTTTATAAACAGAGAATGTCCGATCATATCCCTGTGGAGACTTCCCCTTAAATTCAAGAGTATGCTCGATCACGGACTGGTTCATACCCCATTTTAAGGTTCTTGTTGCAGGCGGTCCACCTAACGTGGTGATCGCTGACGTCTGCTCCCAAACGATTTTTAAGTTTTCGAGCGTCACTTCGGCAAGATTTGTTTTGACGCCGAAAGACTCCTTAACCTTCATAATTCCTATGGGCGCATACGACTGATCTACTTCCTTGTCGATTTTGTCGGCGCTTGCCGTAAGAATTACTCCACCGGACGTATATCCGACGGAAGATCCGTCTACCTTCAAGGTAGAAATTCCAACTAAAACATTACCACTATTATAATCGGGCATTTTTAGTCCCCCCTTTCTTTTATGCTACTGTTAGATCACCACGTCGTTCACGTCTTCGGTGACTGTGATATTATCTCCGACCTGCGGTGCAGGAAGGACTTGATCCACGATCGTTCCGTATTCCTCGCCTGCCGGCTTCGTAATATCCGGAAGGACTCTAAAAGTTACAGGAATAAGGCTCATTGCGTCTTTCGTATGCGATATATCTCCGCTTTCCATAACTACGGCCTTATAAATTGAAAATATCCTATCCAGGCCGTCCGGTGACTTTCCCTTAAACTCCAACGTGTGTTCAACAACCGACTGGTTCATTCCCCATTTCAACGTCCTTGTCGCCGGTGGTCCACCTAATGTCGTTATGGCGCTTGTCTGCTCCCAAACGATTTTTAAGTTTTCCAAAGTCACTTCGGCAAGGTTCGTCTTCACCCCAAAAGACTCTTTCACCTTCATAATTCCTATCGGAGCATAACTCTGATCTACTTCCTTATCAATTTTGTCGGCCGACGCAGTGAGAATAACACCGCCGGACGTATACCCGACAGATACTCCGTCAACTTTTAACGTGCTGATCCCGACTATTACATTTTTTGAATTATAGTCGCTCATTTAATCACCTTCCTTTCTGACCGTTAGAAGAAATCTCAACGATCTATTATAGGCTTTTACTGTTTCGTCAAAAAACATTCCCGATACTTCTCCTACATACGAAATTCCATACACGCGCAGATAGCCTGGCTTACTTAATAGATCTTCAACTCCGTCGTCATTATCAAGTAACTGAATAACTCTCTCGCTAATATCATAAAGGATCAATTCATTTTCCTTCGTCCACATATTAACGATCAAAGGCACTTGTCTTATTTTCTGCGAGACGTCACCCATTACGGTTTCTGTCTGCAAATAATAAACAAGCAATGTCTTCCACTCTCCGTCCAAAACAAAACCTCTCCGGATATTCGGGTTCTTACTCGTATAATTCACCAAAGACTTTAACGTCGCGTCCCCTCTCAATAAAGTCGTTAAGGTTTCGTATATTATTTTAGGTCCTGCGTTCATAGTAAACGGCATATTGATCTCCCTTATATTTCTTTACTGTCCGACATTGCGCGTATAATTCCCTGTAACCTGGCCACCGTTGCGTCGCGCTTTTCCAAATACGCCTTATATAAAAATCCACCGTCCGGCAACGCTTCAATATAAGGCGCATAATCTTTCCACGTTCCTATATTGACTTCCATTTTATCCGGCGCAGGCGCTTTTGCTACTGCTGAAATACTGTTGCGTAATTCTCTGCTCTGAATATGTCCGATCACTGTTGATCCAGGTGGATAATATTCTGCTGTCTTGCTATTATCACCACGCCTATAACCGTATGTCCGAGGCGATCCGTCTTTTTTCTCTGACGGCACTTTCCATTGAACGGTATCGAGTATTTCTTTTGCACGCTCGGCTATAATAAGTCCGGCATTAAACATTTCGACTTCGACTCTTTTTCTAATAATCGGTTGCGCTAATTTCCACTTCATAGAGATCTCTTGCGCTCCGGTTATTTTCACTCCAAAAATAGTCGGCATAGTTTCCTCTACTTGATCGGATATGTCGCCATATCTGCTGTTTTATGGTGATCGCTTGTCGAGTCTCTATAATCGCGCAGGCCGAT